ACTCCGGTAATCCCCACCGTCCCCACAACCGTTTGGTTTTTGGTGACAATGTCCGAGGTGAATTCCACGAAACCAAAATTCGTTTTGATCTCGAAATTCGCCCCGCCCGACACCTTCTCCAAAGTGGAGTCGGACATTCTGATCCGTCCACCGATCGTCGTCGTGCCGGTGACAGTCGCGCCAGTGACATTTCCCGTCGTCGTCAGGTTCTCGTTGTCGAAGGAAATCGTCCCTGAACTGTCCGTGATCTGTCCGTCGGACAGAGTCAAGTTTCCGACTGTCGTCCCGGTCTTTAACGATGAAGCCGATGTCGTGGCGACAATGTGATCTGCCGTCACAAAACCGGTCGTCGTCAGGTCTTCGTTACCAAAGGAAATCGTCCCGGTCGAATCCGTGATGGTGTTCGTCCCCAGGGTCAACGTCCCGACCGCAATCGTCCCGGTCGTCGTCAGGTTCTCATTACCAAAGGAAATCGCACCCGAGGTATCGGTAATGGACCCGGCCGCAAGGACCAACGTCCCCGACTGGACCTCATCCGACCACACCTTCAGGAAACGATATGCGGTCGTACCCAAACTGATTGAAGAGTCGACCAGAGGACGCACATTGTCGCCAAACTGCACAAAACCCGTTGCGGGGTCCGTGCCATCTCCGGAGTTTGCGAACAGAGTCAGATTTGACCCTGCGGTCGCCCCACCGTAGATAACTTGACCAGCGAGATCGCCGACAACTACGGCGCCCGTTGCGTCGCGGTCGTCGTACCCTAGTTTTGAGACGTATCGGTCGAGGGTCGAGGTCTGCCATGCCTGAAGAATCGAATCGACTCCCCAATCCATGTCATGAATCTTGTGCCAACTGGCCGTGAGTTCTGTCTCCCGCTTCTCCCAGCGATACCCCGCCGCCTTGCCGTCTCCGTCGTCACTCACCACGCGGTAGTCGTTGATGGTGTTACCCACGGCAGGAAGGTTGGCCGGTGTCGCCACCGGGGCCTTGGCCTGCGGGTACAAGACGGCCATCATATAGTCGAGCGCACCCTGAATCGTGGTCGAGCCACCGGGGAGCGCCGGATGAATATAGGAAAAGTCCTCGAGAGTGTGTTTCAGCGGGTGTTGCGCCGATGAAAAAATCTCTCTCCGAGAATGTTCAAACACACTCATCGTCTACCTCACACCATGTCCCAGGTGGAATCCCAAGTGGAAAGAACTTCCAAACGCTTCAGGACACGATTGGTCGCGCCGTCGTATTGGTACCGAGTACGAAGACACGGCGTACCGTGTTCGGCGCCACTGTGGGCTTCGTAGATGTCGGTCATGCGGCCGTTGATGTCATAGACGAGAAACTGCTTCACAGTTTCGTTCTGGTTCGTCTTGAGGTGCATCGTGTCGCCCATGTCGAGTGCTCCAAACTAAGGAGAGGGGGCCGGTCGCCCGACCCCCTCCAGGATGGCTAGTAGCTGATGCTGTAGATGACGCCGCAGTTCGACGGACGGGTGTAGACCACCTCGCCAAAAATCGAGACGTCGCAAATGTAATAGAAGCCGGTCGATTCCCGAACTTCGTGGTACTGGAGTCCGTCCGGAGAGACGCGCTTTTTGAAGCCGCCGTTCGACACGAACTTGAGGGCCTTCCAGTCCAACATGAAGATGACGTCGTCGTCCATCTCTTGGATCGCGACGAGGGTCAATTCACCCTTGACGCTGTTGATGACGATTTCCGTCCAGCCGTACAAGGACGCCGTCGGGTCCTTGGTCACTTGGTACGGACCCTTTTGCGCTTGCAAGAGTTTCATCACGCTACCGATGTGCTTGAAGCTCATGAGGTAGGTGTTGGCGTTGCCGCGCGCGCGGGTACGGACTTCCGTGTAGGCATCGAACAACTTGTCGAGGATGTTGCTGGCCGTGATAGACGAACCCAAGACGTTGATCGCCTGGAGGTGCGGGTAGGCCAACTTGCTCTTGCCGTGCAGCGTGGCGGAACCGCCGTTGGCCGCAGACAGAAGGGCAGAACGCATGGAGGTGAACGTCGTGAAGTTCGTTCCGTCGGCCGTGACGCCGTCATGGTAGAACTTGGCGTTTTGCGCCACGGTGTAAGCCGAGACGTCGGCCGCCGCACCACCGCGGGTCGCCGAGAAGGTGACTTCCTTGGTGTTGAGGTTGATCGCCTTGACGTAGACATTCATGATCGCCGAGTTGTCGTCGACCAAGACCGCTTTTTGACCGAGGACGAAACGATCGACCTTGTCCACAACCATGATGCCCGTGGCGGCGTTGGTCGCGTCGGTGACCTTGGCGAAATGGGGACCGCTTCCCATCTGAATCGAGATGACTTCCTTGAAGTAGTCCATCATGTCGTCGATTTCATCGGGGAGAATGCGGAGGAAGGTCGACTCGGGAATCTTTCCATTGTGCTCTTGCAAGTCCCGATGATTGAACTTGAGGGACGACCAGAATTCGACTTGCTCCGTCACCGTCCCACGGATGTAGCTGCTGGAAGCGATGTCGGCGGCGTCGGTCAGACCACCGGCTTTAACGGATGACGCGCGCGCGCCGCGGAAAGGAACAGGCAAGGTGCCACTCTTCCACGACTCGTCCTTCTCGATTTTCGAGTAGACGTAATCGCGCTTGATCATTTCTTCCTTCATGAGGGGGACGGTCAAGTATTCGTTCAGCATGTCGTTGAAAATGCGATTGGTACTCATTTGAGATTACCCTTCTGACGACATTGAGGCGCGCATGGCGCGAAGGTCGTCGGTTGATTTTGCAATTCGTTTGGTGGGGGAAGTCCCCTTGCCCGCGATATGCGGGATAACCGGTTTCGCCTGCTGCGGGGTGACCACGGCAGGGGGAGGAGTTTGACCGGCGGCCGGCTGGTTTGCCTGCGCGTTCGGTTGGGCTCCGATGATCGACAGAACTTCACCAACGGCCTGCTCGACGGAGATGTCTTGCCCGTGGACGGCGTGGTAGAGTTGCCCTCGCTTGATAACCTCGTTTCGGAAAGCCCCCGGAGTACCGACCCGGTCATCAAATGACTGAGCCACCTGGGAGATGTCTTGCCGTGACAACATCCCATCCAGCTCTTGCGTCCTCATTTGAACCGCGTACTGTTCCGTCTGCGCTTTCAGTTGAGCATTTTCTTGCTCCAAGGTCATCGCCTGCCGAGCGGCTTGCCTCTGTTGAGCGTAAACCTCCGCCGCCTGCGGGTTCTGGCGCCGTTGAGCGACCTTCACCGCATGTTGGAGGAAATCGTCTTCAGAGATTCCAAGCATCTCCAGCACTGTGTCGTAATCTTTTGAATCCCGCAGTTCTGCCAGTTTTTGCAGACCTTGGGTTTGCTGCGTGTACTGCGCCTCGATCTGATCGGCGCGCTCTTTTTGCTTCTGCCGGTCGGCCTTCACGAAGTCCAGACCATAGGCGCGCTCATGAAGTTCGCGGAGTTGCTTTTCCGTGGCCTCGTCCTTGATGATTCCGCGCAAAAACTCAGGAAATTCCTTCTCCACGCGGTTTGAACCGTCTCCGGAGAGGTATTTGTACTTGAAATTCGGCGTGTAGGCCGGCGGGGTGACGTTGCCAAACATGTCTTTTTGAGGGGCATTTTGGCCCTGATTTTCGCCCGAAACGGCCGCATTTTGACCTTCCGGAGACATGTTTTGCGTGGTTTCCGTGGAAACCGCCGCGTTTTCAGTCGTGGGAGTGGTGTTTTCGGTGGTGTTCAGGGTTTCGGTCGTCATCAAGATACTCCAAGTGCGCTTTCGGGCGCGTTATTTTGGGGCATCCCGCTCTGAGGCGGCGGCTGCGGCGATGTCCCCTGCGGTTGTGTCATTCCCGCTACCTCACTTTGGACCTGTTGGTTCTGCGCTTCCAAGGCATTGAGACTTTGGCCCTGGACCTCCAACTGATTCACCAACCAATCCAAGGCCTGGTACGGGATTCTCACCCGTTTGCTCGGCAAGGAGGGGTCTTTCGGGTTGGTGACGTAGAGGTCGGTCGCAATCATCGCGCCGTTTGTCGGAATGTACTCGTTTTTCGCGTCCTGAATCTTCTGTTGCTGCTCGGCCAAGGCCTGCTCGTGCATTTGGATGGCCTGGTCGTAGGCTTGACGCACATTGTCCGGCAGGAACGCGAAATCAGGCTTTTTCGTGCGCGTCGTGAGCGCCTGGACGAGGTATTCGTGGTTTTCGTACTGCCGAATCTCCGGCATGACTCCCTTGTCGAGCTGGAGCATGTCGTTTCTAGCATTGTCGAAGTCCACGGTAAGGTCGTCGAATGCCCCTTCCACGTTGCCGTACGGCATGTTCTTGATGACCTTGCCGATGTCTTTCGTGGAAAGTTGAGGGCCGACGTACTGGAGAACGTGGTTCAAGGCCAGTTGGCGCCCGAACTGGGAGTCGATCGTCTCTTCTTTCGGCTCGACCTTGATTTCGTAGTTCAGCGGCGTCGTGTTCTTGAACTCGGGGATATTGATTTGCTCGTTTTTCCCCACGGCCGCAATCACTTCATCGTCGTCCAGATAGCGTTTGGCCATCGTCAGGTAGAGTTCGCACAACTCGACGAGGAAGTTTTCAAACTTCTCCCCGTACTCGGCGAACTTCTTGCTTTGCTTCATCGACCGGAACAGCATGGTATAGGGCTCAAGTTGGTACTCGGTCTTGGCCTCGTTCTCCTCTTGCATCATTGCAATAGAGTACATCTCAGAAATTTGCGCCTGGATGTAGGGGAGATACTGGCCGCCGTCCCTGCCGGCAAGAATTTGCGGCGGAGCACCTTGGTAGGTAACGCCACGAACTCCGGGGAGAAGGCTGCCGGGGGAGAGTTTCGTCCCGGCTTGATAAATGACCTTGTCATCCCCCAGCGTGATCTGCTGCATGGCAAGCTGGGAGCTGGCACGGTTGATTTCTGCCGTGTAGGGTCGGAGCTGCTTGACGATCGCCCGACCACGCGCGGTCGTCGGATACTCGTCAAACGGCGCCCACACAAACGGCCAAATACCAAACGGGAGCGGACCCTCTTCCAGGATGCCGTCCTTGGTCGTGATGGCGAAATACCCTTCTTCGTAGTCTTCCGTCCCCGGGGGCCAGTAGTATTCGCGCACCAGGACTTGCCCCTGCGCGCGCTCGTACCGGCTCTTGTCCTGGTCGAAGACAATAAAGTCGTCTTGCGAGGACTGGGTCACGGCCTTCAACTTCTCGGGGTCTGCCGCGTAGCGACGTTTCAGGTCTTCCAAGTCGACCATCTTCCGCACGATCCACGGAACGGAAGTCTCCATGTCCCTTCCCCCCGCGCGCCGCAGGAGGTTGAAGCCGTAGACTTCCTCAAACAAAAACTCCCCGCGTCGAACCGGCTGGTTCTCATCGGGGAGGGGTTGACCTTGTTCATCGACAAGGGGCTCTTGCGTTTCTGGGTCGACCGCCTGGGCATATCCTTTGATCTCGCCCTTGTTCGGGTCGAATTTCAGCATCACGCACACTTCACCGAGTCCGATGAAGGACCGCGCCCAGCGCGGGACTTTCTTGTGCAGCTTGTACCGTTGCTTGGCGTCGAGCCATACCGAGTTGCAGAGTTCGGCCGCCTTCTGGTCGGACAACTCCGACGGGTTTTTCGGCGAGGGTGAGACGCCGGGGGCAAATCCGATAATCTGCGCGACGTAGTGGCGCACGATCTTGTGGACATGGTTCTTGGTGAGGCGGAGTTTTTGGTAGTCGGTGAGCTCTTTGTTAGTCCGAATTCTCTCGTTGATACGGTCGAGAGACTTGCGCGAGTAGTGCTCCCCGGCGATGAGGAGCACGTTGGATTTCATCTCGCTGAATATTTCGCGGTCGGCGGCCTCGGCATCTGTGTAGAGCCGGTTAAGTCTCGCCAAGTCCAGTTGTTGGGGTGCCACCTTCACCTCTCAGATGTTCGTCGATGATTCCCTGCTCGTAAGCCATGGGATCGTCGATCATCTGCTGGTTCGCCTCGAGCTCGGCGATGATCTCCTGGTTTTGGAGACGTACCGCGGGGTCTGGAGAGGTAACCGCAGAAACCTGATCTGTCGCCACTTGTGGCCGGGTGGGGACAAAATCAATCTCAAGTCCATTGAATTTTAGTCGGGAAACGCCCGAGGATTGACATACGGAAATGATTTCATGAAGTGATGAATTGCGCAAGCCCGGAATCAAAGCAACAGGGGGTCTCCCTGCCCCAGGTCGGGCTCCCCCCCTCTTATCCTTTTTCGCTTGATCTTTCTCAAGCGTAATACGCCTCGTTCCACTCGTCAATTTCTTCGTGGAGTTCTTGCCAGCCGTCTTTCTCATGGGGTTCTTCCTCTCCTCGTCGTCGCCTCATCTCATAGGCCGCCCGTTCAGCAGGGGTCCACTCCGGAACGTGGTCGGCGTCTTTTGGTTCCTCTGAGAGGTCCTTGTGCAGGAGCTCCCAGTCCCACGGCACCTGAGTCGCCGCCGCGTACCGCAGGGCATCGCAGAAATCGTCCTTCGCTTTCGTTTTTGGCGTGGACTTTTGCAGCGATGTCAGCTCCGACCCTAACTTCCTGAGTTCAGGAGTGTCAAACAAGAATAATGCCTTGTTCTTGAAAAGCGTGTTGATGATGTCCTCACCGTAATCATGCCGCTTATCCGCCTTCATGAAGGACATCCCCGCACGCTCGGCAATCGTCCCGAAGTCCTTTGAATGGGGGTCGTAGGCCTGCACGGCTATTCGGTGCTTTTTGGCGAGTTCGCGGTACTTGTCCAAAACGTCGCCGGCGGTGGTGACCTGACCATCCCCCCTCCACCCGTCAACCACCCAACCCATGTTTCCCGTGGGCGAGACGGCAAGGAAGACAATTGCCGCGGGGTGATTACTGCCGCCGCTGCCAAGGTCGACACCGGAGTACACGCGCCAGTCGTGCGGCGTAGGCTTTGGTGGGATGAAGTGCAAGGTCGAATTGAACGCGGCGAACGTCCTGCCGTGTTCGGTCACGAATTTCCCGTGAATCCGGCGGTCGATCTCCGTTTGAGAGGTGCATTTTGCTTCTTGTTCTTTGATTCGTTTCTCAGTCCACGGAGAGGGTGTTCCGTCCTCGTACACCAGGCAATCGTACATCGAGATCGTTTGCTTGAAAGCGTCGGGGAAGAGTTCCGTGTCGCCTGTCCCCTCCATTGCCCGGCGCCACATGTCTTGGTTCAACGTGGCCGTGAAGGCACTGATGAAGTAACCATCGGTCGCCGCAAGACGGAACGTGAGTTCGGCGTAAAGGTGCTCGGGCATTTCTTCATCGGCCACCAGAAGGTCAACCGATGTCGATTGCAGCGTGTTTTCTCCTTGGGAGTACGACTTGAAATAGACCGTCACGCCACTGTTGAAGTGGATACTGTGTACCATTTTCTTCTGGTACTCGATTCTCCACCCGTACACAGGGTCATCCTTGAAAGGCCCGCGGGGCAAGAATTCTGGTATCCATTTATTTTCTACCTCCACGGTAGCGACCTCGTAGGAGGGGTAGAAGTAAAAAAATACCTTCGGAGGACGACGCCAAAGCTTTGGCCAGAGTGCCTTACAGGTCGCCCAATGAATCGTCTTGCGAATCAGCGTGGAGGATTTTGAAATTTGATTCGCGGCCGTCAGCAGACACATTTTGTTCGTTGATTCAAAGAGGGCTTTCGCCCAGCGATACCAAGGCCAGCCGTACAAGTGGGGAAGACCGTCGACGAGAAGTTGACGCCGAGATTCCAGCTCCGCACGTTTTGAATACAACTCGTTATTCAAACGCGATTCAATTCCCGTACGCCTCGGGGAGGGGATGGTCGGTCTCTCGGTCGTCGTCGTCGGTTGAGCGGGGGATGATGGCGGCGGAGATTTCCTCGGGGTGGACATCCTTGGGGTTGATGCCGAGCTGCTTGAGGGTGCGGGTGGCGTTGGCGTCGAGTGTGACATGGGTCTCCCCCTCCAAAGGCTTCAGTCTTGCGTCGATACTGTCAATCTGCGCGTCCAGTTGCTTCAGGAGATCGGTTGATAGGGACGGCAGAGGGTCGGCGGGGTTGAAGGCCGCGGCAGCGTCAGCGCCTGAGATTGAGGCCGTCAGGTTGAGGGACTGTTGCTTGACGTCAATGCGGCTGACGATCGCACCATGCACCCGGTCGGACAGCATGGCGATGACCTGGCGCACCTCACTGACCAGGCCGCGGTCCACCTTCTGGGTCGTCAGCGGCGTACCGTCGGGCTTCATGACCGGCTGGCCGCGATGGATGACCGGTACCTCCTGGACAAAAGGCAGCGCGATGATTTCACGCAGGCGCCCGAGGCCGCGGTACAAGAGTTCCTTCAGCGTCGTGTCGTAGTCGGTCGGCGGCGTAATCATCCAAGCCAGTTTCACCGGGTCCTTGAGGATTTTTTGGTAGAAGAACTCTCTTGTGCAAACCCCGTAATAAACCGCCGGAACACGGATCGGCGCGGGTCGGCCCGGCGTGAGGAGGGAGAGTTGCCACTCATCCCAGAACTTCAGCCGGAGCCGGTAGTCGGTCTCGTCGGGGGCATGTTGGGCGATGAATTTGGCCTCGGTGATGGCAAAGAGGTCCAAAGGAATTTTTGCCATGTGGGCTCGGAACTCGTCGGACACCAGGTTGACCAGCGAGTAGGGCTTGGACTGGTCGAAGATGGAAAGTTCCTGCAATTCTGGGGGGATGAAGTTTGCTGCCGGGTTCTGGTGAGTTCGTACCGGGAGCGGCGGGGCGCTATTTCGGGCCATGTTCGATTCTCCTGTCGGGGAGGTGTAGAGGGTAGGTTGGCTGGTTTCCGGGGATTTGGGAAGGGGTTTTGTGGGCCGAGGAGGCAGGTTTAGGGGGTGGGAGGGGGAAGGTTTCGGGAATCCTTGCGCCGGGGAACGGGGCTCGGGAATTATCAATATTTTTCTCACCAGGACCCCACCCCCCGGGGGTGGCCGGTCGCAAGTGCGCGTAATGACTGGCTTCTCGTAACCTGGCGCCGCGGCTCGGGTTTCCCGTAACTCGTTGATATTGCTTGTAGTAGTTCATAAACGTTCAAAAAACATCTGTTTATTGAATCATGGGTTTCTCCAATCTAATCAATAAGATAGGGGTTAATTGAACGAAATCGAAAAAAAGGCTTGACATTCGTTTTTTGCATAACAACCCGGGCTCATTGAAAATTTTACCGGTAGTTCGTCGAACACACTGTTCGGTGAACTAGGGTAATGATCCTAATTATTAGTAATTACAGTGATTTTTCGTCGCTACCGACGTAGTCACTGTCAAAACTTTTGACAGTTCATAAGTTTGGGTACTGACATTCCCGAGACTTACGATTGGCACGGCTTCTGCACTACTGACGGAGCGGGAATTCACCCGTATCGCAGGAGGTCTTATGTCAGTTGTAGTCACTGTCGCTCTAGGGCTTGTCGTATTTCCGCTCTTTTACTCTGTCTCAACTGAGGAGAACGACAACGAATTCTGGATTGAATGAATTCTGTGTTCGCCTTGTCCGATAAGGCTTTCATAAACAATAGACAGGAGGATAAACAATGAAAAACACGAAAAAACTCCCTCATGTGTACAAGGCGTCTAACGTTGAATTCGACGCTAACGGAATGGACGCAACAAGTTATGGGTGGTGGTATTTCGTCCGGAGGATTGAAGGTCAAATAGTTTTCAATTGGTACATGTATTCCAATAGCACGCGAAAGCACCAACATAAGACACGCGCGCTAATGTCTGAGCTGGGAATAAACATTGATCGAACTACTAACATACGTGGTTCCCTCAGTCGCTATTCTACGCTTGCCCAGCTCACCCAAGCGGAAAAGGAACAAAGAGAATTCGACTTGTCCCAAGCTGAAGAAAAGCGACTTGAAAAAAATCGCCGTGCCCGTGAGCGGAGGTCTGAACAAAAGAGAAATAGGGCCGCTTCTCTTCCTGGATCGTTCGCAGTGAAACTCTCCTCCATTTCCCCACAACAAGAGCACCAATCGGCCGTTGTTGTTCCTATTCAATTTGCGTCTAGGAGGTCCTAAGATGAAATACCCAACACTAGACACCAACGAGAGAGAAATACTTGAGCAGAAAAGACAAGCCGCCTCGGACGCCGTGTACCTTGCACAAAAGGCCTTGAGACACATTGAATGTAGTCTCAACTACTGTACTCAATACTCCGTTAGCGACCTTATTGAGCTGTATAAAAAGGTCAACGGCGGCCATTTTTTCGATAAGGACACCTTGAAGTATTTCGGTTCCCGGATTCACTCAACAATCTGGTACGGGAATGTCTTCATCACGTCTGAATTCACGGGTTTTGACCGCTCAAACCGTGCCTACACGGTGCGCCGCCTCACTCCTGAGGGAGACATCGAAGGCGTCTCATCCTTCTGTGAATTTAAAACCCTTGCACAAGCGAAAAAACTTGCACGGGCTCACTCGGACAAGCTGGCACGGGAGGAACACAAATGACCTACCAACGTAAAACCCACGATGAATGGGACATTCAACAGTGTTTTGACGGTCAATGGGAGACAGTCAACACTGAGTTGACATGGGAGGATAAACGCCGGTCAGTGAGAGAATACCGCGACAACCAACCGGAGTATCCGGTTCGATCGGTCAAGCGTCGCGTAAGAAATGAGGAGGAAACATGAGCATCGGCGTGGTTCTAATTATCGTCGCTATTTTTTGCTTCGCTCACGAGGAATCGGAGGAAAAACGATGACACCACAACAACGGCAGGCCGTTCGGACCCTCGTCAAAATTATCCTCGAAACAGTCGCCGAAACTGAGGGAGGACCCGAATCCCATTTTTACCTTCCCTTGTCTCAGCATGTTTCACCCGGTCAATTTCAGCAGCTCATGGGTCAACTGTATTCCCTTGAAGCCTTGACCAACAAAGGACATTGGATTTCAAAGGGTCCGAAATTTGACTCTCTCTTGAAAGGGTTGACCCAATGAAATACACGGCGTACCTGCACGGCTCCTGCATTCGCTCCGACGGTAAACACGACTCACACTGGACCTTGTCCGTGCCTGTCAAGGAGTCCCTGTTGCCTTTCCGGCGTCTCCCTGCTTCAGGGTACGGCTCCCGAATTCCGATGGAATACATGGTAAAGTTCAACGGGCGATGGCGCCGGGTTTACTGTCGGATTTACTGTCGGATTTACCCTAATAGCGGTTCCCTGTATATCCGATCGGCGCCCGATGAACTTATCTCAGTTGACATTCAACGGGAGGAATCCAAGTGAATACAACCGCCGCTGTCCGTGACTTTTGGCGTCACTCGACTGACGTCAAGTTTTCGGACGTTGTCGCCCTGCTCGTGACTCTCGGAAATGATGAATTCGACTCCTCCGAGTGTCTTCACGCCTATTTATCCTCCAACCATGGCGGACAGTGGACAGACGCTTATCGGCTCTTGTGTGAGTCACCTTTCCGCCCAGGTCCAATGTGGTCCGAGTCGGAGGTCGAGCGGCGCCTGTTGGCGACATGGTCAGACTGCGAAAATATTTTCAAGAGGGGTTGAGACATGAAACCAAATTCAAAATGCACACCTTGGGGAACCGCGCAAGACTACTATCCCTTTTTAGGATCAAAACTTTTTCACGTATCAACGGCAAGGCACGGTGGAGTATGGGTACCTGAAGACTTAAACAAAAGAATTCCAGAAAAATTCCGCTCCCCTCACGGGTGGTACGAGGAAGACTGTCATTGTTGTATCCTCCCTCTTTTCCTCCCTGAATTGTTCAGTGAAACGTCGAAGTCCCAAGTCGAATCCACCGTGAAAAACTGGTACCCCGAAGTATGGGAACTTGTTACGGGAACCGTTCTTCCCCTTTCCGAGTCTCACAAGAAACGCGAGGCGGCTTTTTATCTTGAGCATAAAGACTCTCTCATCGTCCATTGTGCCTTCGGTGATTGGCACGAAAAGGTCCCGAAGGGTTTTGTTGGAGTCGCTGCACGTATCGGATGCTTCAGCTCTTCCGGTCCTTCAAGATATTTCCTTGTCCCCGCTGAAGAATATAAGACCCGATCTAGTTTCGGTTTTGTGATCGACCTCACAAAACACACTGAAGTCCCCGCGCTCTAATTCCCCTTCCCTCCGCTCCTGTCGCCCCCGCTTGCGTGACTCTTGACCGGCGGGGGCTTTTCCTTTCCTCCCCTTCCCGCTCAACCTATCCTGCTTCCCGCTCGTCTCAACCCCGACCCGAAAAACCATCGCCAGACCAACAAAACGGCCGTTTAAACTCATCCGACCCTTCCCTCAACCATTTACCCCTCCCGAACCTTCAACCCTTCTAGTCGGCCTCATGTTCAAAAAACCCCGATCGGCCGTTAAAACCGATCCGGGTTTTCGCTCGAGACCATGCACCAGGCAAAACCCCTATTAGAAGCGAGTTGGGGAAATATTTTTCGGATTTCCGGAATCCTTGGTCGGCAAACCGGACACACCTCCTGGCCACACCGGACACACCATGTCCACACCTATGGACCAACCGTGTACCTATTGTCGCTCTAGGTGGACACACTGGACATACCTTTCTACCTATTTCTTACGCAAGACACACACAATTGGAGGGGGGGTATATAGTGTGACACACGTATGTGTAGAATAGGGATACCCCTACTTGACCCGTGTCCACTGTGTCCACCTAGTGTCACTTGACTTTGAACCGCGTCCAGAGGTCAATCCCGGTCTGTCCACCCCGTGTCCACGACCCGTGTCCAAAAACCAAAAAACAACTAGAGCCCCGACTTGTAACTGCCGAGGCTCTAGGGTTTAACCGACTTTTAACTTAGAACACGCACTTAGGTAAATTAGTAGCACCCATTTGCACACTTTTCTCGCTGAAAAGTATCCCCGGGTACACGGTAATTCTCTTCTCGCTTTCCCGTGGTCGGTACCTCTTAATATTTTTTGTGCGCTCCATCCATCGCTTGAACTTTCCGATCTCAAGGTCATTCAACCGCGGACCATCCTCACCCGACAATACCGACCTGAACTGGCTGGCCTCGACCGCACCTTCCTTGTCCTCGACAAAATACTCGTCAAACAGCAGCTCCCAACGTTCCTCGGCCTCTTCCATGGCCTCAATCAAGCGGGATTGGTCACTTTCAATGTGTCCGGTCTTCTTGCTTTCCAGGTAGGCTTCCCGACATTGCCACAAGAACGCCGCACCTTCGGACTCAAGCCGGCCGACATATTCCCGCGTGGGAAGAAGGACCGTTCCTTCGGGGAGCCGTTGACTCTCGACATAAATCGCGCGTCTCAGGTTGGCGTCCGATCGTTGAGCCGCGGGTCTTTCGTTACTGCAAAAGATGAATTTGGTATTGATTTTTTGCAGGAAATCTGTCTTCCCTTTGAACTCGACGGCGACCTTGTCGACCCCGCCGGTCAACATCTTGAACGTCCCGTCATTCACAACTTTCGGCGTATTGCAATCCTCAAATGCCATGAGCCGTGTTCCGATCAGCTTGGTATTCCAGAACTTGTCGGCAAAGGCCAGGTGGCTGCTTTCCGGCCGATAGGAGTTCCCGAGGGTGCGCGACAGGAAGTTCAAGAGGCTTCCCTTGCCGTTGCGTCCTTCACCGAAAATCCAAACATACTGCTGACGATTGCTTTCCTCATCCAGAAGCGACCCGATGAACGCCTTGAGTGCCGTGACGTTATCCATGCGCGACATCATTTCGTCAAATGTCGGCGTCTCACCTGGGGCAAGGTCATACCCCAGCCGATGCCAGCAAAGGCCGGGCGCCGACTTCTCGAGCACCATGCGTATTGAGTCGAGGCTTTGCCCCTTCTGCATGGCGACCCAGTCTTCGGCGATACCGTCGAGCCATTTTTTCGTGGGGCGCATGCCCTCCAGAAATTTTTTGGTTTCCGGCATCGAGCAATATTGCATTAGAAGCGTTGTGGGGAAAGTTTTGTCGACGATCCGACATACGCCTTGACCGTCGTAGGCCACGAGTACAGGGACGCCGGAAGGGCCACGACAAACGACCAAACGATCCGGCAGGGGGTAAGTCGCACTGACGGGGTCGTTGCCGCTTAAGAGTTCGATGAGCGCCCAGGCGATGAGGTCTTTTTCAATTTGCTTCTCCTTCTTGGACTTGTCTTTTTTCTCTTTGGCCTTGTCCGTGATGGGGAGAATTTTTCCTTCCTCACCGTTGCCATTCCCCGACCCGTTCTTCCTTGTCATGGCTTATCGTCTCCCGTATTTCTCTGCCGAGTAACCGGCGTTGATGGCTCTCCGAAGGGTTTTCTCCCCAAGAGAGGCGGTTTGCATGTTGAGGCACCACTTCAAAATTTCCTCTCTCGACATTTCAAACCACGACAACACGGCGCCCATCCAATAGGCGACCGCGCGAAGTTCGGTGTCGGCGAGAGGGAGTTTTCCGGAGATGAGGTCTGAGACCCAGGTCGGGCGGATGAGTTTGTTGTACTGTCCTTCAAAGGCTTCCCGTCGCTCGTCCCAGCGGCAGGAGATGGGGAGGAAGTTGGGTATCGGGGGAGGAGCAGGACGTTTTACCCGGCGGCCCCAGTCGACCACTTCTCCGCCGGTGATTTTGATGATTCGGGCAAGCATCGTTTATACGTTTCTCCCTTGCTCCATGTGCCATCCGTTGGTGACCGCGCGGCGAATGTCGTGCTCACCGATTCCACCGAGTGAGGTGGGAAGCAGTTTCAGTGTGATGTCTTCGGGCGAGTACTTCATGAGCGACATGTAGGCCCCAATGTAAACGCATGTCTTGTGCCTGTCCCCCACGGGAACCACGGTTTTTCCGTTCAGAATATTGCGGAGCCACTCGGGGTGTTTGAGTTTGTTGTACCTCGATTCGACGATCTCTCGTCGAATCTCCCGCCGGTTTTCTTCCGCGACATAATCTTCGGGGAAAGACTTCCATTCTAGCCTTCTCCCCCCGCCGCAAGACAAGACTTCTTTACAAGGGTAAAAAAATCTTCCTCCGTCCTTGCATGACTTGTCAGCGTGGAAGTATTCGATAAACAAGGACATGTTGTACTCATACAACTCACGACTCTCGCACCTTGTTTCCGCCCTCAACACCATGCGGAATCGGTCACACCCGGGCTCACGTTTTCCGCTCGGGGATATTTTTTCTTTACCGTGACTTTTCGTAGTACCTATGATGTGCGCCACGCCGGTATCACGACACCAGTCAATCGCCTCTTGCAGCGTGGTTTTGCCGTTGTCGCAGTCGATCGCCATGTACTCGCACCCGACAAAATGGTCCTTGCCCCGCCGCCCATCCTTCCAGATTAGGGGGGACCATACTTTGGTGGTCACGATGGCCTGCCATTCGAGGAAGGAAGAAGGATGGGCGGCTTGAAACTGGAGCTGGTGGCGGGGGTCAAGGTTCTGCGAAGTGGACACAGAAATCATGGCGGCGCTTCCATCGTGACGGTTGGAGGTGTGACTTGTGAATGCAGAGAAATGTCTACCAGAGAATAATTATGAATTGCAAATTTTTTCAATCTGTGGCACTAGCGAAGGAGGCTAAAAATTAGGTTTACACTTGGGGAGAACTTGGGGATGAGCGACGCGACGATCCAAATTACGTCATTGGTATTGGGGGGTGGGGCCTTGGGCTTCCTAGTGAAGGGACTTGTGGAGAAGTTTATTTCGCAGGTCAGTGACCACGACGACATTTTATCCTCCCATGGAGAGCGCCTGGCGGTGCTTGAGACCCATGCCAACAAACTCATGAAGGACCTCGACGTCGCGCATGAGAGGATTAGAAGCTTATTGGGGGAGAAGCGCCGATGACCCGCCAAGGTTCGACCCTCACGGCAAAGTGCGTCAAATGCTCATTCTCCCCGAGGGCGCACTCGCTTTTCATCTCACTGTCCGAGCGGATGAACGGCGCCAACGTCCACAAGATACGGCAAATGCTTCTTGTGTTGCAGTTGGCCGAAGGAGAATGCGAGGAATGTCGCCGGTGGGTGAAGGAGTACGAACGTGTTCTGCCAAAACTGTAGCAAGTGTCTTCTCATGTATGGGGAGCCTGTTGAGTGCCAGGTAGGGTCACCGGAGTTTAACGAAGAGTTCGCAGTAGAGTGCGACGAATACGAAGGAGACCAGAATGACTCACCTTAAAAACGGCCTCTTGTTTGAGATCAAAGACGAACCGAGCGACGAGATTGACCTCTCCCCGCCGCCTGACCGCACGGATTACGACAACCTTCTGATAGAGGTCTCGACCTACAAGAAGGAGCTGGAGATGGACCGGCGGGAGCTGGAGGTACTTCGCACCCTCATCGCCACCAAGAACTCTCAGATTGCACGTTTGGGGGGGTATCCTGTGATTTTCTCCAAGTACCCCGCCCCCGAAGGATCGACGAAACAAGTCACCGTGCTCCCGCTGGAGGACTGGGTGAAGACCCTGACCCCCCGCGACAAACTTCAGGTCATCTTCGGCCGGGAGAAGGAGGTCGTGGTGAAGTGCCTGGTCAACATAACGTCGGGCGCAAGTTACATCTATGACGAGGAGTACACTTCTTGAATATCTTACCCCTCCTCGACAACTATTCCATCACCCTCCCCCGCCGCTCACTCATCATCTACGGGTGCCTCACTCTTTTTTCCTTTGGCGCCGGGATAGGGGCCGGTGTCGCGGCCTGGGTGTGTTACGACATGCGCGCCATCATCGAAACCAACACCGTGAATCGCATTGTGCTCGAAAGCATGAAGGCCGACACCCGCGACATGGAGCGGCAGTTGAGAATCACAAGCGAACAGGTGAGGGCCATGGAGCAAAGAGCCTTGGAGGGGAAGTTATGACGTTCAAAGAATGGTGCCAGGTAATCACTTTGGTTTGCAACATCGGAACGCTGTGTTTTCTCCTCGCTATTATCCGAAGAGGTTAATATGACTCGCCCCTCGTTACTGACAATCATCGGACTGTCCTTGGTATGGATTGGATGGAGGGTTTTGAAACCATGATGACCAATGAACAGCTTGACATTATTTGTGACAGAGCAAAGGCCGGTTGTGTTTACTGGGATGACAGTATTCGACTTGTGAACGAGATCAAACGCCTCCGTGCTGAACTTGAAACAGAACGCATGAGACTTGCCGCCTGTGGTGTTGCTGCCATGTGCAATACTGAGACATCGATAAAACAACAGTTTGATGGCATGAAAGAGGAATATTCTTCTGCTTCATTGCGAGATGTTCAGGAAATGGTAAAACGAGAAATGGATCTCCGCTCTGAACGCGACTCCCTCCGCGCCAAGCTGGATGAGTTGAAACGCCTCGGCACAGACCTTTGCACCGAAGCAACACCATGGGCTGACGTTGGTAGCAGAATCGATTGTGCGACCAACAGGGAGTGTTTGCGTCACGCCATCACCGAGTTTTTGAGTGTTGGGTATGACGGAATAGTGCCGGATGAAAATGAGTGTCCACTTCCAATCGCCGCCACGGAAGAGGCGAAGTAATGGAAGCGTGGCACTTTATTCAACCAAACAAGAAACTTCGTTTTGAACCATTTACCGAGATTAAAGTCGGTGAAACTTTGAAGTGCGATCCAGACAAGATCGAACTTTGCAAATTCGGATTTCATGCTTCTGTGAAACCTGTTGATGCTCTGTCGTTTGTATCATGGGATGACGCATGGATTTGCAAGGTGAAGCTCGGAGGAAAGATAATCACTGGTCCGGATAAGGTCGTTTCATCTGAGCGTACCGTGATTTGGATGCATCCTGTTGATGATCTCCTATGGGAGTGGGCTTGCTGTTGCGCCGAGGATGTTCTTCATTTGGCGAACGACCCAAGAAGTGGCGCGGCAGTTAAAGCGAGACGCGATTATCAATTGGGGTTGATTACAAAAGACGACTTGGCTGCTGCGATGGCTGCTGCGAGGGATGCTGCGAGGGATGCTGCGATGGCTGCGAGGGATGCTGCGAGGGCTGCTGCGTGGGATGCTGCGATGGCTGCTGCGATGGCTGCTGCGAGGGATGCTGCGATGGCTGCTGCGAGGGCTGCTGCGTGGGCTGCTGCGAGTGCTGCTGCGTGGGCTGCTGCGAGGGATGCTCAAAACAGCCTTTTGGAAGACATGTTGAACGATATGCACGTTTTCTTGGGGGATGAACCATGACAAATGAACCTGTAAGCAATCCTTACAAGTCGGGACCAACTTAAAATAGGTGTTCCATGCCCAACAGAATGCCCCCAATCGAAGTCTCATTTAGATTCTATGGAAGAACGTGACATTGAGATCAAACGCCTCAAATCCGAAAACTCCGGGCTACGGGCGAGGCTGGAGGTATATGAGGATGGGAAGCCTTCTCCATTGGCTATTTCACTATTTGTACACGACTTGGAAAACAAGGCTGGAACTCCTGCGTTCCGTGATTTGTGGTCGGTACACAGAAAAGATGGGACAGAGGAAACCATCTTTGGGTGTATTAAGTGGCTCCGCCGCATCTCCTCCGCAAACGAGGTTCCCAATGCCAAACCGTAAAAGTGCCTTTCCTCTTTCTTTCACCGATCCAAGAAGCGGACAGTGGGTGGAATGGGGGCTCACCAAGCGAGAGTATTTCGCGGCAATGGCGATGCACTGACAGATAGCGAACCAATCTATAACAAATCATCCTGGTTTCGATATAGATGGGTGTGCAGTTGAATCGGTTCGATTTGCAGACGCTTTGATTGCCGCTCTGGAGGTTCCCAATGACAAACCGTGAACCGCCGAACTTGCGTGATCCTAACTCATGTTCCAATTGCAGACACGTTGTGTGGGACTATGAAATCCATTCTATGTGCTGCTCACGGTTCATCATAAAGCTGACAGCATCGACACAAACGATCTGCGACGACTACGAACCTGAGGCGGGGGAAGGGGGAGAGCATGAGCGATAAAGAAGTCCGATTTTGGTATTGGGTTGTTGATAGACTGCCGAGAAAACTCGTCTACTTCTGCGTAATGAGAGTGTGGGCCGATGCCACAACAAAAGTCCACACTGACAAGCATCCCGATGAGGTTACTTGGTCTATGGCTCTTGATGCGTGGGGTGTGAAATGACCCTATCCCTCACAAAACTACAGGAGTGCGCGGAGAAGGCGACACCTTGGGATATCAACGACAGAGAGAAAGCATCTCAAGCTTGGATCGACAACAAAGAGAATAACGCTGAGTTTTGCCGATCCATGGCACCGCAGGTTGCGCTGGCCTTAATCCGCGTGGCGAGGGCGGCGAAACAATACGCAACAGATGACACCATGTTGTTTTCAGAATTTGAAGCAGCATTGAAGGAGATCGAACTGTGACCTCTACTGACAAAGAATACCTCCCCACCGATGAAGCCAACCACTGTCAGTCCTGCGACCTTCTGGCGCCGGATTGCGTGTGTCCTCGATATTCGTTTGCCCGTCCGACGAAAGAAGAGATCGCTGCCAAGGTGAATGATTCGGAGTATTTTGGACGACCCTATGCCGAGATTCTTCAGGAGTTGGTTATTCGTATCGAGCGGATTGAGAATTTCGTCGAGCGGCTTGAGAATTTCTTGGTGAAGGGGGTTAACCAATGAGCCGACACTCCGACTTGACCTATGACATTCTCAGCAAACTCCTGTCCCGCGGCCTCACGGCGAACCGAATCGCCCTGCTGCTGAACACCACACGCCCCACGGTGACCAACACCTGCCTCAAGAAATGGCCAGACCTCTACGAAAAGTTGAGAGACAACGGACGGCGCCTGCACGGAAGGGGCAACATGAAGGTATCTTTGGAGGCCTGCCTTGCCGACTATCGCGCGGGGATGTCACGCCAAGAGATTGCCGCCAAGCACGGCGTCTGCTGGCAAGCCGTCCATAACCACCTTGTCCGGTGCGGCGTTGTTGAGAGGAAAAAATCCCTATGACCATTTCCTTCGGGAACCAATCCTCCGCCCCTCAGAAGGTCATCCCTCCGCTTTGGGGTCACCAGCAAGAGGCAGTACGCCGAGCAATTCCCCGCGACAGCTTTGCCCTGTTCTTCCCGGCCGGAGTCGGTAAGACCCCAACGGCGGTCTCCATCATCCGGCAATGGTGGGGCCAGGACAAGCGCATGTCCTTCACCCTGGTCTTGTGTCCTCCGATCGTCATTGAAAACTGGCGCCGGGAATGGTTGAAGTGGTCCCACCTCCCCAAGGGCAATATCATCCCCCTTGTTGGCTCCGGAAAGGAACGACTCGCCGCGCTCCAAAAAGCCCCGCAACCATGTGTCGTGGTGACCAACTACGAGACCTTGCTCATGGAGGAGATTTACCTCATGCTCGTCAAGCGCATGGCATCCGATAGCAAGTCGGTCATGGTCTGCGACGAGTCGCACCGTTGCAAGGACTTCAAAAGCCGCCGCACCAAACTCTCGATCAACCTATCAGACCATGCCTGCCGGCGCCTGATTCTCACCGGGACCCCCGTCCTGAACACCCCGATGGACATTTTCACTCAGTACCGAATCCTCGATCGTGGACAAACCTTCGGGACGAATTTCTTCGTATTCCGGCAGACCTACTTTCACGACAAAAATGCCTTCATGCCGAAGACCCGCTATTTCCCCAACTGGGTCCTGCGCCCGTCGGCCGCCGATGAGATCGCCAAGGCCATCCAGGCGTCTTCCATGACGGTCAAAAAGGAAGAGTGCATCGACCTCCCGCCGCTCGTCAAAAAGACCATTTTCGTCGCCCTATCCCCCGAACAGCGCCGGGCATACGAGGCCATGAAAAAGGACTTCATCGCCTTCATCGGCGACAAGGTATGCACGACGGCCATCGCCCTGACCAAGGGCCTAAGAATGCAGCAGATCGTGTCTGGACACTTGCCAGTGACAGGAGATACCCCCAGCGATGAAACCATCACCCATTTCGCCAATACCCCTCGACAAGCGGCTGTTCTTGAACTGCTTGAGGAAGTTGCCCCGTACCATAAGGTCATCGTGTGGGCGGTCTTCAAGGCCGACTATGCGGTACTCCGTGCCGTATGCGACAAGTTGGAACTGCCTTATGTGGAGATTCACGGAGATGTTTCGCCGGCCAAAAAGCAGGAAAACGTCGATCTCTTCAATACCGATCCTAAAGTACGTGTACTCATCGGACATCCAGGCTCGGGAGGAATCGGGATCAACCTTATCGCGTCTGATTACTCCATCGTCTTCAGCCGAAATTTCTCCCTTGAACAAAAGCTGCAATCGGAAGCCAGAAACTACCGAGCCGGAAGCAACATTCACGAGAGTGTGACGCAGATAGAAATTGTTGCAGAGGGGACGATAGATGAGGTAGTAATGGATGCATTGAATTCAAAAGAATCAATCGCCGAGAAAATCACTTCATGGAAGAACAGTATATAACCCGCGCGGCTCAAGCCCTTGTGATTTACATATCGTTCATTGAGGGACTTCTTCCTGACGATATGTGCAGGGAGTGTTTTCGCCGCGCACTTTTGGAGACCGCGCTCGATGGAAAATACAACTCAGTCGGTGGACTTGTCCGTTCTGTCATCGCTCCATCAAAACATCCTAGAGATGAGGGAACAGAAAACGTCCATTGAAAAGCAGGCGAAAGAGGTCGGCGCCAAGATTGACGAGGCTGAAGCAAAACTCCTCCAACACTTGCGAGACGCCGGCATGAAAAGCATCAAGACCAACCTCGGCTTGGTGTCGATCAATTCCAAATTCTCAATTCGCCTGCCTCAAGGCGCCGACGAGTGGGAGAAGTTTTACGGGTATTTGAAAGAGAAGGGGCATTACGACGGCATGATTACCGTATCGAGCCAGAGGCTCAATGCCTACTACCGAGAGGAGCTGGAACAGGCCAAGGTGCGCGGGGACATCGACTTCGCAATTCCGGGGCTTGGTGAACCGAGCATTCACGAAACGCTGTCATTCAGGAAAGGTTGAACCGATGAGCAAAGAGAAAAAAGAATTGGCCGTGACCGAAAAGCAAAACACCCTGTCCCTTGTTATGCCGGAAAACTTGGCTGGTACCTGGGGAGCAGAAGGTGCCGACTCGACCGACATCAAGGTCCCCGTCCTGCGCCTGCTTCAGCAGATGTCTGAGATCGTGGGCGAGGGAAAGGCCCAGGCCGGCGACTTCCTGCGCTCGACCACGCAAACGGTCATCTGCCCGAAGGGGGAGTCGTTTGAGTTCATCCCCTTGATGACCTTCAAGACCTGGCACCTATCGAAGAAAATCGGCCAGAAATTTGAGTACCAGAAGCAAGTCCCCATTACGGCCGCCAACGTGAACGACCCGTGGGAATGGCTTGAGGACGGGGAAGAGTGGAAGCGTACGCGCGCTTTGAACTTCTACGTTCTGCTCCCCGTGGACATCGCGCGGGAAGTGAAGGCCTTGGCCGCGGCGAAAAATGGCGAGATGCCCGATCCGGCCGATGCCCTGCTGCCGTGCGTCATGACCTTCAAGGCGACAAGTTACGACGCCGGAAAAGACCTCATCACGCATTTTAAGAAGGCCGAGCATTTCAACGTCGCCCCGGCCGTCACGACCTTCAAGGCCTCAAGCGAGTTCATCAAGGGTGACCAAGGTCACTACTATGTGGTGCGCGTGGCCAGCTCCCGCAAGACGACCATGGATGAGCTGGCGGTGTGCAAGGGGTGGTATGACACCCTGCGCTCGTCGACGGTGATTGTGGACGAGGCCGAGGAAGCCCCGGTCGAGGCCGCCCCTCCGGTGAACGCCGATGTCGCCCCCTTCTGAAAAGAAACGTGGCCCGGGTCGTCCCCGATCCCGACCCGAGTCGCAGGTACGGTGTCTCAAGGATGAGCCACCGGCTCCTATTCGCGCGATGGTCGAATCCGAGCGCGAGAGGAATCGGGTCCAGGTGACCGGCGCCCTGACCCGCGACAACAAGGCCTTCGTTGAGCAGTTGGCCAAGGTCCACAATCAGTCGGTGGCGTTTGTAGTGGACCGGCTGATTGAGGCAGCAAAACTCGGGGTCCCCTACCGGATACCTACCAAGTTGTCGGCCGAGATCATGAGCGCCTTGGAGTTCATCAACAAGCGCCGGTCGATGGAGACCAGGGCCAAGATGATGATGTCGAAAATGAGGGACAAGCATGGAAGAAACAAGAAACTACCCAAGGAAAATCCACTGGGAGATTGAGACCGCTTCGGACGGCAACTACAAGGTCGCCTGCATGTGGGGGTGGTTTCTTCGGACGCCGAACTTCACGACCTCAACAAATTTTGAGGACGTCACCTGTGAGAACTGTTTGACCCGCCGGGACCACGTTGGGGGAATTCGCTACCCGAAGAATCCCGCATACGAACCCATCAACATCAAGCCCCGACCGAATGAGCTGGAGTGCGAGAGAAAACGCCGGATGAGGAAAGAGGCAAAAGAGGCCAAACGCAAGGCGACCTACAAGCACAAGGGTGAGTGGGCGAGGAACGACCCGACAAACCGCGGAGAGAACCCGAACCCCTACATGCAGATGATGAAAAGCATGAAGGGGAAATCTATGGAAGAGATCAACGAGGCAAGGAGGAAGTATGCCCGAGAACATGGGTGCAAAGTTCCAAAAGACATCATGCTACACCCGGAGAGGTCGGCCGAGAATCGACTCCCACTCCAAGATGACGGAGTACCTGGAGCGGATTCAATTCCTCAAGGCAATAAAAACGAAGTATGACCAAGAGACCGTCGCCCGACTGGCCGGCGTGTCGGTGAGTGCCGTCAGCAAGTGGTACCTCGGCGAGGGTCGAGTGCCGGCAAGTGACACATACCGCAGAATGCGGGCGGTGATGGAGGTTTGAACGATGGGAGTGGTGGTAACACGCGGTAACCTAACGGCGGTTCTAGAGGAGTTGCGGCGTGACAGCCACCTTTCCATCGACACGGAAACCTATGGCCTGAGACCTTTTCACGGCCATAGGTTTTTCTCCGTCGCCATCTCAAGCCAGACCGAAGATTTTTATTTCAACTTCAAGGACTACCCTGGAGAAGAGGGATTCGACCCTCAAAGCAATCTCCCACTTGATGTTTGCGACGTCCTCCAGGGAATGATTTTTCGTGACTCTTGCCGTATGTGGTTTCTGCATAACTCCAAGTTTGATATGCACATGCTCGTAGCTACCGCAGGAGTTACTATCGAGGGAACGGTCCACGACACGATGGCCGTTGAGCGCCTACTGGATAACGATCAAATGTCGTACTCCTTGGACAACGTGGCTTTTCGCCGGTTGAAGGTACGCAAGGACGACAAGGTCAAGGAGTGGGTCTTGGCGAACAATGCCTGGGAATGGGTCAACATTCCCGGCAAGAAAACCCGCGAGAAAAACCTCCATTATGACCGTGCTCCGTTCTCCCTCATTTGCCCCTACGCCATGAAAGATACCCGCCTGACGTTTGACCTCGGCCTCGACCAACTGCGCCGGATTAAGGCCGAAGACTTTCGGACCCCGCCCGGTCTCCCTTCGTTCTCGGCGCTGGTCGATAACGAACGCCAACTCACCAAAGTAATCTTTGCCATGGAGCAAAAAGGGGTCAAGTTGGACCTCGACTACTGCCGAGACAACATCACCCGTTGCCAAGACGACGTAGAACGTTTTGGAGCGGAATTGGGTGGGGAAGGTGACGACGCCTTCACCAACTCCTCAAAGTGGATTGGCGATCACTTTCCGGAGCTCCCTCATTCGTCCACAGAGAAAGGTGCTAAGAGTTATACGTTCGACGTCTTGGACGGGTGTCCTGATCCGGCCGCGGTGGGGATTTTGAAGTATCGTGACGCCAAAAAGCGGCTCGACATGTTCCAGTCGATGGTTTACCAGGCCGACGAGTCGGGCTCCGCCCATGTCCAGTTCAACCAGGGCGGGACCAACACCGGCCGCTTTTCGTGTTCCAACTTCAATGCCCAGCAGCTTGAGAAATTTGAGCCCGGGGAGTCAAAAGAAGAGTTCCCGATCCGCCGCGCGATTCGACCCCGCCCCGACCATTGTTTCGTCATGCTCGACTACGACCAGCAGGAATACCGGTTGATGCTCGACATGTCGGGCGCCAAGAAGATGATCGAACTTGTGCTCGGAGGTCTCGATGTCCACCAGGCCACGGCCGACGTTGCCGGAATCTCTCGAAAGTTCGCCAAGGCCGTCAATTTCGCTATCATCTTCGGAGCTGGCGACGAAAAACTTGCTTCTTCAATTGGAACTACAGTTGTCGAGGCCGGACGTATCCGCTCGGCTGTTCTCTCATCTTCGCCTGAGATTGCAGTATTTGTTGACCGCGCCCGATCGGTCGCAAAGAGACGAGGCTTTGTCGTTAATTGGTTCTCTCGTCGATTTCATTATCGCAACAAATCGTTGACCTTCAAGGCCCCGAACTTCCTCTGCCAGGGGGGAGGCGCCGATTGCATCAAAGTCGCCATGACCAAAATCGCCGACCTTCTTGCGCCGACCAAGAGCGCCATCGTGCTTCAGATTCACGACGAACTTGTCCTTGAAATACACAAGGACGACCTTTCGATCGTCCCCGAGGTGAAGCGTATCATGGAGTCGGTGTACCCTTACCGGTTCTTGCCCTTGACCGTCGGCGTCGAGCACTCATGGGTGTCTCTCGCCGACAAGGTCGAAGGATTCCCTATTCTTCCGCCGGCTCCTCAATGATGTCTTTCAGGGTGTCCATCTCCATCGCTGAGAGGTCACACCCTTCCAACTCATCCAAGGTCAACTTGCGGCCGTGACACTGAAACGTCTGGCCGTGGAAGACGTCCATCGCCGCGTGAAACGCTTCTTGGTTTTCTTCCGGAACCTGGTAGGTGCCGGGAATCGGAACGCCGTCATTTTCGGTCGGCACGAACTCGCCTTTGTCGTCCAGCTTGGCATAGCCTTTTAGGAGTTTGATGAATGCGTCCTGAACGACCGCCGTCTCGGCCCCCAGCGATTTCGTCATCTTGGCAATCGCGTAGGCGGCCTTGGGGTTTGTCATGGGTTTGCTTGCGAGTTTTGCGAGGGTGTGGACAAACTGGGGCTTCTTCACTGTTCCGTAGGTCAGGGTCAACATGCGGTGTCTCCAATGCAAGGGTGGTGAGTTGTCGGTAGATGTCCGGCCAGTTTTTGGGGTGTACCACAAACCCCAAACCGCCGCACTTCTCAACTTGTCTTAGGTTGTACTTTTGGAGTTCGGAGATCGGCGCCTTTTCGTCCTTCTTGAGCTCGAGGGCGACAAACCGCCCCGAGATGCAAAGAAGGAGGTCCGGGGTACCGACGATCGAGGTCTGCTGAATCTTGAAGACCACGGTTCGCGGCAGGCACGACAGGAGGGGTCGAATGCGCTGGTCGAACCTTGTCTCCGGTTTCGTCGCCATGGTACTCTTGTAGGTGGTGAGTTCAGGGGAGGGCCGAGGTCTTAGGATGAGACCCCGGCCTTTTTCTTTACTTGCAGGCCTTTTTCGGGGCGGCTTTTTTCGCGGCAGGCTTTTTCACGGGGGTCTTCTTGACGACGGGCTTCTTGGTGGACTTGGCCATGGAGTTCTCCTTTGGGGTTGGTGAGTCACTTCCATGATAAAAACGTGCTAATCAAAAATAATCAACTGAAAAAGTGAAAGCCCCGTGCAAATGCATCGGGGGCTTCTGTGAATGGTGGGAAGTCTACCAGAACTTTTTCGAGGTGGAAAGAAATTCGTACAGTCGGTGCGGCGATGTCATCGACAAGTTCGGCCAGGGGAATTCGATTCCAAGGTGTTCTCCGAATAAGGTCTGGCTCCCCTCCAGTATCTCCACGCAGAAGTTGGCCCCCGGCTCGTCCCACATGTTTACCCGCGGCGGTACTTGTCCCCACCACCGTTTTGCCATGGCGGCGATGGCCCAAAAGGAGATCGCCTTCCAGTCGTAATGGGACTTCCCCACCTTGCGCTTGAGCAATGTGCTCATCGCCTGCTCAAAGGTCGAGTGGTATTCCTTCAGAGAGATTTCATGCACGACATCGTGACTGTCGGTGAACTCGTCGAAGGTCGTTTCGTGGACTCCTTTGTCGATGGTTGACTCGTAGTAGTGGGGACCGTCGGAGAGGTCCAGGCGCACGACGACATGGGAACAGTCCTCGCCTAGACCCCAGCGGATAAGCCTTGAACCGATCTTGTCGGCCCGTGTCCAGTAGAGTTTCATGTTTCCGGTACCGACTTGTCGCGGTGGAGGAAATAGTTGACCCCAAGTTGCCTTGACCCGCCGGAGGAGACGGCGTTGTAGACGACCCGTAGGATGAGTCCGGCCGGCAGGCGCGCCGTGTAGGGGTATTGGAACACCCCCTGAAACGGCGTCTCGTGGTCCACGACCCAAGAGTCAAAGAATCGTTGGATCGTCACACCATTCGGGTAGCAGACCTCGAGGTGGACCGTGTCGCCAAACTCGGCGCCGTGAACGTGGAAGGCAAGACCGCTGAAAAGCCGGTACTGGGAAAGCGTCAAGTCGAGGTTGGTTGACTGGCCGGCGGGAAGAGTTCCGAGAATGCCCTGTCCGCGGCTTTCGGCGGAGTCGGAGTCGAAGTTGTCGATTCTTCGGAGGTCGTTTGCCATGACTATGCTCCAGCCTGTTCGTAGTAGTCGAATGAGGCGCGGAATACCGTTGATGAGGTGCTTTCCGGAGAGACATACATGGTGATTCTCGCCGGGCCGACAATGCGCGGCGGGGCTTGAAACACCCGGGAGACCGACGACGACTGGCCATAGAGGCGCGTGTAGTCCGACACCTGAAGTTCCACGGTGCTTCCGAGCGCGCGTCGCTTCAGCACGAATACCCCGCCGGAACCTACGGTTGTCCCGTTATGGGAGACAGACACTCCAGTGAAAAATGCAGTTTTCCCCGCCGGAATGTAATGGTGCGCGGTGAGCCATTGCGTGTCACCGGCGGGAACCGTGACGACAGTTGCGCCCCCGCCACCCGTTGAGGCTTTCAAGGTGAGAATCCCGGCGTTTGTTCCGCCTGACCCTGCGGTGATTACCTCAATGTGCTCGATGTAGCAGATGTTGGTCGCCGCGGTGTTGACGTATGAGGTCCCGTTGAGTGTGATGGTTTCCGAATAGGGACCATTCATGTTCTGGTCGTAATACTCAAGCAACACCGTCCGCGCTCCTGTCCCCGCCGATGTGTCATTGGCAGACCCGGAAGCAATCGACATTTGGGAGTTGGTGGTTTGCTCGGTATAGGTGGTCGGACGAATGGGGACTTGGGTGAGTGCCGCCGTGGTGACATATCCAACGTCAGATTCCCCGGCCGAAGTTGTCGGGGAGGCCGTCACAAGGTTACCGTAGGCATCCACTTGGGCATCAACGGGGAGTCCTGTGATGACAGACTTTCCGACCAACTGTACCTTCATCGGTTCACCCAAGAAGGTGTTGGTCGTCTCGATGACGTTCACGTTCCCGAAATAGACGGTGTCGACGTAGGCGACTGTTCCTGCCGCCGCGGTGCCGGTGTTTTTGATGAGACATTGCGACGTCATGATGTCGTAGGGACCGGGGATGTGTGTCGTGTGCAGGGCGACGACCTTGCCGTCCAAGAGGTAGGCGACCTTGTCCGGACGGATGTCCACTTCATAATTGTGATAGTCGGCCGATGAGTAGGTTCCACCGGGGGTGACCGTGGTCGTTTCCCACTCGGTCGCCTCTGTCGACCCGCCGGAGGAAACGCACTTGAACGACCCGGTCGAGGTCCCGTCGAATCGGATACGCGCCCCTTTTGAGGGGGTAAGGGTCAAGGCATTGTCAACCATGCCGATCGAGAATCGTTGGTTGGCAACACGCTGATTGATCTTCACCCGGAAAACCATGTTCACCGGAGGGAAGTCCCCTTCCCTGAAAACCCCGGTGTAGGTCGTCGTGGTCGTAGGTGCGGAGATGACCAAGGCCGAGTTAGTGACGGCAAGAGAAGCGCCGGCTGGGGTCGAGGTTTCCCAGTTTGAGATATGTGCCGAACCTGTGACGGTCGCTCCGGTGTAAGGGTTGTCCAGGTAGAGCTCCGTGGCGTCTTCCCCAATTCGGTAGACTCTCGCCCATGCGGATTCAGCGTGGGAGGTGCATTTGATGAACTTCGACGTTGCGGCCTCGTCGACGAGGTTTGCTCCGGATGATGTGACGACGTCCGAACCGTTGGTGAAGGTGAATGTTCCCGTAAGTGTCGTGGTGAGTGAATCTCCGGAGAATTCATCCCGAAGTCCACCCTCGTCTGTCAACACGGCGCCGCGGGTCTGGAGGTTCCCTACGATGTCGACATTCAGGCAATTGTGGCCGGTCGTCATGTTGGCAGGGTCAGGGACGAAACCATTCGTTTCATCTGCCCCCATGGGCATGTGGCCGTCGTCTGTCACCTTGTAGGCGAGGTCTTCTCCGGTGTCGACGTTTACACCTTTGATCCGGACATCGTCGCCATCATAGCTGCCAATCGGCGTCATTTCTTCACCGTCTTGCCAAGGTTGTTGTCATCGGGTTTTTTGACCGCCAGGAGCTCCATGACATGGTCTTCAATCTTCTTTGGAAGACTGTTGAACCAGACCAGGCCGCGTGACATTTCGATGAGCTGGGGGACATTGACCGTGAAAGTCGCATGACGCGCAATCAGGTCGCCGAATTTCATCGCCTGCTGAACGTCTTCCTTGGTGAAGTTCTCCGCCACGGGTTTTCCTCCAATGTCAAGGGGTCAGGTACCACTCATGATACCTGACCTTTGCAGGAGAATCTACCGGTTGGTGGACAGAGAAGACCTTAGCTGAGTTCCATGATCCGAACGTCTTGGCTGCCGGCTTGCGACACGGCATGCAGGGACAGGGCCGGCCCGAGCTGGAGTTCGGCAATCATGCCGGGGGCCAGTTGGAGACCGTTGGACGCCGAGACGCCCGACTTGCCGATGTAGACATGCTTGGAGCCGAGGTTTTGGACGAACATGAACTTGCGCGCGGCGAGTTCCGAGGTCAACAGGGCGCCGGTCGTGGAGACCGATTTCGCGGTCGACTCGATGGCGGTGTTGGCTTCGTTCTGGACGTCGATCGTTCCTCCGGCCATGTAAACGTCAAGAGCGCCCGTGTGCGAACCGATTGCATTACCGGCGCCGTCTTGCGTACGGGTCGACCAGTTTCCGCTTTGGGTCGCGGCGACTGTCCACGATCCGCTTTGGGTCGCGGCCACGGTACCGTCAACGGTCAGTGAGCCGGAGTTGTCGTCGACATGCACGACGTTGGTGATGGTGCCGAGGGTGCCGATGTCCCACGTTCCGCTTTGGGTCGCGGCCACGGTGCCGTCGACGGTGATGGAGTTTCCGCCGTCTTCGATGATCGCGTTGAGTTTGCCGGCCGCGGTCACGGCCAGGAAGTTCGTCCCGTCGCCGATCTTCACGGAGTCGCTGACATGGGTCAAGTCGCGGATGTCGAGGTCGGATGCCGTCACGGCAAGGCTGGAGTTCGTGAGACTGACTTTCAAGGCGTCGGAGACGTTACCAATCAAGGTACCGTCGCTGGACCGCACAAATGCGCCGACTGAGCTGGAAGCGGCGATTGTGTCACTGTCGGTCACATTGAAAACCAAACGATTCGTCACTGACATGGGTTACCCTCCAATGGTTGTGTAAGGCTCGGACACTGAACCTTGTGTCGACCAAATTTTTCCGGACTTTAGGCCCAGGAAAGTATCTCTACGATTTGATTGGAAGTAG